CCAATGCATTAGCACGCACTGCTTCTGTATAAGGATTCATGTAACTGGCAATTGAGCCTGGTCCAGTCATCCCCAGATTTGTCTGCTGCGCTGTAAGTTGATTAGGCTGATAAACACCACCATAAGCCGCCATCTGTGCGGCCAAGTCTGTGCCACTGATGCCTGGACCAGCAAGGCCGGCATTGACCAGAGCTTCTTCGCCTGCCTGATACGTTGGATTAAAGCCAGCAATCTGCTGGACTGGCAATGCACCAGCAACACCTTGGGCCTGCTCAAAATTCGTTAAAAATGCTTGTTTGATCTGAGGATCAATTGAGCTTGTGCTGACGCTGTTTCCACCTTTGGACATATTCTTTCCCCTTAAAACAGCAATGATTTTGCTTTTTTGACAGGCACTTTGCCTTCGTTGATCATTTCCAAAAGCCCTTTGCCGTATTTATTGACAGCGGCCTTTTTAACGACATATTCACCGCGATCTAATCCGGCCATTCCATCGTCTGGCCCAATTGGATTTGGCCCAAGCAATGAATCGACCATGCCGCCTTTGGCATAGACAGCAGCAGCTGCACCAGCTGATCCCATACTTCCATCACTATTAGCCGCTGGCCCAGGTGGTGCAGTGCCAGCACCATCACTACCCACGGCAAGATAATCCGTTGGTGCTAATGAACCGGCTGCGCGTGCAGCCGCTTTGACATTCTCATAAAGCATGGGGTTGTAGCCACCCATGGCAGTGTTGGCCACAACACCAGCATAAGGATTCACCATCTGAGGGCTGATTGCCCGAATCTGGGAATAAGGTGATGCGCCACCAGCTGTGACCGCAGGGTTATATTGCGCACCAATGGGAATGCCCATGTAGTTCTGGAAATTCTGCTCAAGAGTTTGTGGCTGGTAATTTGTAACTGGTTGAGCGCCCATGGACTGGGGCTGCATTTGCGACTGAGACAGCAGGCCAGTATTTGCAAATGGTCTGTAAGCCTGCACATTCTGAGTCACTGCATCAGTTGGATTTTGATTGATATAAGCACTGACAGCTTTGTTGAATGACGCGCCAAATGTCTCTGGTGTCAATGTGCCACTGGTCAATGCATTGGTCCAGAAATCAACACCAGCCTGGTCAGCTTGATTTGGATTAGTGCCAATTCCTTTGCGGCCAATGTTTGCATAGGCATTCAAAACCAATTGGCGATAACGTGCAGAGTTGTCAACATTGCCACCAGTAACAACAGTGCCAGTGTTTGTAGCAGCTGCCGCACGATCACGATCAATCTGTGCTGCAAGTGTAGGGTTTTGCGCTCTTACTTGGTCAACAATGGTGTTGAAATTACTCAATCCACCATCCATAAAAAACTTAATTGCGTCTTCAGTTGGAACTAGTGTCGCCTTTGGATTGGCTGCATACGCTGCTAATACTTCTGCTCTTGTTGCCATATCTATCCCCTATAAGTCCTTTGCAAGTACAGACCACTGTGGGCTGTAACCTTCGTCTTTCAAAAATGTCTTTGCCCAGCCCTTTCGGCCTGCCAAAGTCACCCTGGTGCAACCAATCGATTTGCCCCAGGATTCGATCATTGGTCTCATCCGTGAGAGTTCATCTAGGTCGCCACCAGCCAGAAAATAATGCAAATTCTTGAGCCTGGGATAGACAATGATCTCTGTCAATACCACCGATTCCTTGGCTGGCCACAGCTGTAATTTGTGGCTTTCGACCATTTCGGCAATATCATCAAAATTATGTGTGCCTCCAGAGTATTCTAATGCCGCCTCCACTTGTTGGCGCAGCCTTTCCAAATGCTCTTGATCACTCATCTCTTTCCACTGGCCACAGCTTCAAGCCTCATTGTGCCAATGCGCCAATCGGCCAAAGTGTTGCCAGTCACCTTCATATTGACTTGCCGGCCAGAAAACCTCACTGAAGTTGGGTTGGCTGCCGTGTATGGTCCAAATGTGGATTGTGTGCCAGTTGGGTAATTTCGGGTTTTAAATGAAACCACAGCCTCACCCAGTGTTTGCTCATCTGGCACGACTTGGCGCACAGACATGATGTTGTCGCCATTGCCAATCTGCACTGGGCCAGACTCGGCATAGACACTGGCGCTGTCATAGTTAAAGCCAACTTCATGCTCGTATATGTAGCCAGTGCTGGAAACCATCAAAGGATATGTAAACACGCCAGCGTCAACCCCAGCCAGTCTGGCCAATAATCCTATGTTCCAGTGGTTTTCTCGATAGTTGAAAGTGACATAAGAGTCATTCTCATTGCTTCCACTTGATGGGTAAAACCACCAAATCTCGCCAAATTTGCTATTGTGGACTGCATAAATCTTACTTGCTTGGGCATAGTTGATATTGTCAAAAACGTAGTCAGACACATCGCTTGGCAGTGGCTTGACATATCCGTCATAAATCCAAAAGCCTGCGCGAGACATCCAAATGGCTGCCGTATCAATGGCCGCCACAGCCTGGGCCGAAATGAGACCGCAGCCAGAGCCAGCCTTCTCAAAGCCATAGACAAATGGTGCGCCCACATACTGGGCCGTGTGGACATCCACATCTGTAAACAGTAGGTTTACACCCTTGACGCGCTTTCCGGCCATCAATGAGCCAGGCGTTGCCAAGTCATAATCGCCAGCCAAGTTGTCGCCTGCCGGTGTCCAAACAGTATTATTTTCCTGATCACACCACTGCACTTTTCTTGGGTTTCCACCAGCGCCAAGGGCAAAGATAATGCGCTCTTGGGTGACTAAAACTGCTTTATTACCAGTGGGTGCATTGGTAATTGCAGCCGCCAATGTGGGCGTTGTGAATCCAAGTTGCCACTCATACAGTTTGCCATCCCATGAAGAGCAAGCAATTAAATACTCGCCCCAAGTATCAAGTGACCATGTCGTAGCCGGAATAATTGCCCCAGTATCTGGTCTAGCCACACCATAGGCCAATGTGCCATACGTTCCATAGCCATAGCCCACAGCCACTGTCGAACTTGCATAACCGGTTGTGAATCCAGTTGGCGTGATATCTTTGAGTGTCCCCGCCTCATTCATGGCATACAGTTTGGTATGCGTTCCAGCGGCAATGTATCGGTTTGCGCTGTTATCGCGCCAAGTGATGATGCCTCGGCATGAACCGGACATCTGGCTGCTTGACCTGGTGCGCCATCCATTGATGGGCCTCAATGTGTTTTCGTACCATCGCACAAGGTTAGCGTCATACCAGCGCCCAGCTGCCTGATACTCTGTGCCGTTTCTGTAAACCCCTGGCGGTAATTTGATTGGTATGTACATGGCAGTATTTATTTAATGTTAGAGACAAAGCTCATTGTGACAATGGCTGATGGCACTGCTGGCCGTGTGGGGCTTGTTCCGGCAGCGTATTGCTCAATTGTGACACCGACATCGGTTGGCCTCCACATTATCTCAACATAGTCAGTCGCATTTAAGCTCAAAAAATAATTCATGGCAGCAATCGTGTGATATGGATCACCAGCACCTTTTCTAGGAGCAAAGCCAAATCTGCTATTTGAGTTAGTTGCATTAGTTCCATTTACTCGAAACCAAACATCTACATCTTGAGACGCATTTGTCGTGTTGGTAAACTGAATAGAAAATTGCAAGTTCCAGATTCCAGCATCGGCCACAGTGATTCGAGACCCACTGGCCATAGTCACGCCATTGCTAAAGTCTGTGGTGTTAAATGAAACCGCATAGGCCGTGGTGGTATTGGCAGCCACTTGGTCGGTTGAGTCTTGAAATGCCCCATAGGGGTTATTCATAAACCGACCGCCCTTTGGTCCAAACAAAGACCCCAGCACAGTTGAGAGCTTTTTGAAGTAGATATTCAGTGCGCCATTATTTTCATTGAAATGCCTGCGCTCATACTCCTCGGTCGCATAGCCGATAGCGGGTGGTGCTGGATTTTCAAGTTGCTGTGTTTTGCTGGCCATGGGGTAATTTTGCCTTAAATGGGGCTTACTTGGCCATCAAGTACAGCCCCACATTTGAAAATGCGTAGCCTGCATAAACCACGGCCATAGACGCATTGCCTTTGAGCAGCTGCTCCCCAGCAATGTAGGCATAGATTGCCCCCGTCAAGATGATTAACCAGGCGCTCAAAATTCACCCACATCAATCACTTCACCCCTAAACTGGACCATATCCTCGTCAAACTTATGGACCAGTTCTGGCCACAATAACTGGCCATTAAAGAAGTTCAGCACAGCAAAGCCTGATCTGTGATTGGCAGGGTTTATCTCAGCATAAGTAAATTGAGGCCCATCAGTCTCGGCCAAAGTCCCTGTATCCAC